ACGCGATGAGCACGGAAAGGTCTCGATGAACTTCGGCCCACTCAACCGTGACGGGGGCGAGCGCCGCCTCAACGTCTTGATCACGCGCTCCAAGCGGCGCTGCGAAGTGTTCACAAATTTGACCGGAGACATGATCGACCTTTCGCGCACGACATCGGTGGGCGTGCGCGCCCTGCGCCAGTATCTGTATTACGCCCAGACGGGCAAGATGCTGAAGGCGGCAAGTGTCGAGGGGGATGCACAGTCACCGTTCGAGGAAGAAGTCAGGCAGGCGCTCGTCGCGCGCGGTCACCTCGTCGACAGCCAGGTGGGCTCGGCAGGGTTCTTCATCGACCTCGCAGTGGAGGATCCCGAGGCGCCCGGGCGGTACCTGCTCGGCATTGAGTGTGACGGCGCGAGTTATCATGCAGCGCGCAGCGCCCGCGATCGCGACCGCTTGCGCCAGTCCGTGCTGGAGGGACTTGGCTGGCGCATCCACCGCATCTGGAGCACCGATTGGTTCCGCGATCCGCTGCGGGAACTTGATCGCGTTGTGCACGCCATCGAGGATGCCCGGCTGATGCGGCACAATCCCCCCGCCGTTGTGACAACCAAGCCGGTTGAGCCAAGCGAGATCAAGCGTGACCAGGTCGAGGAAGAGATTTTGCCGCCGTCATCGCCCTATGAGGTGGCAAACGTTCGGCTCTCTCCAGCGATTCGCGAGCTGCTCAATACCCCGCTCGAACAACTCGCCATTACGGTCATCTCCGTTGCAAAAGTCGAGTCACCCATCCACGTCGAGGAAGTTTGCAGGCGAATTCTCGATGCGGCAGGCAAGCGATCGGGGACACGGTTGCAGGCGACATTGATGGCGGCCATCGAGGCGGCGTTGCACACAGGCGAAGTCCAACGCCGGGGGGATTTCCTCTGGCTGACCGATCAGGCAGCGGCGCCCTTGCGTGATCGAACAAATGCTCCCGCGTCGGTTCGTCGTCCTGAGTTCATTGCGCCCGAGGAGGCCGCCGAGGCGATCCTGCAGGCGGTGCGATTGACCATTGGGATTGACGAAGACCGGGTCGCCGCCGTGGCTGCCCGCTTGTTGGGGCTGACCGCGACAGCGGGGCTGAGGAGTGCCGTGGAGGAACAGACTGCGCGGCTGATCGCGGAGAATCGCCTGAAGCGGACGGGGACTCATTTGGAAGTCGCGGGCTGACCCGCGCGGGAGGCGTGCTCATTGGGTTTGCCAACGCAGAGATTGCCCGAGAAAGTCTCGGCGACGTGCCGGGATGGCGAAACTGGCAGACGCATGGGACTTAAAATCCCAGGATGCCTGGCATCATGCGGGTTCGAGCCCCGCTCCCGGCACCAGTCAAAACCCGCTCAATCAGTCTTGTCTTTCGGAGGCGTACTTGCATCCGGGATTGCGACCGTAGGGTAACTTCCCTTAGGCACCCTGCGTAAGAGGGAATGACCGCGCTCTGTTTTTGCGAACGGAAATGGAATTGGCAGGTCCTTGATTTGGGGCGGGGCGTGTTTGAATTGTTCGAGCGAGCCACAAAACAACAGGGCGACTAGAGACCTGACATGACCTATAGCCGATGGTTTTACCGCAGTCGTCGTCAATGGGTGCTCGCTGCGGCAGACTCATTGCTTCCCTTGCTGGTCGGACTGCTCAGGCCAAAGACCATGGTGGATGTGGGATGTGGAACGGGATTGTGGGTGTCGGCCGCCGTCGGTCTGGGAGTCGACGCCACCGGTTTGGACGGGCCATGGGTTCGTCGGCAGGACCTCGAGATGGAAGCCAGTCGATTCCATGTTGCAGACCTATCGGGAGATTGGGCGGCGCCTCGCCCCGCCGACATGGCGTTGTCCCTTGAAGTGGCCGAGCACCTTCCTCCCCAGGTGGCACGCCGCTTTGTCCAACTCCTCACTCAGACGGCGCCCGTCGTGGTGTTTTCCGCTGCGATCCCTGGCCAAGGCGGGCAGGGTCATCAAAACGAACAATGGCCCAGCTATTGGATCAGCCTGTTTGAGGAATCGGATTACCAGGTTTTTGACGTGTTGCGGCCCCGCATCTGGAAAGACGCGCGAATCCCATATTGGTACCGCCAAAACCTGCTCATTTTCGCATCGAAGTCACATGTGGAGACCTGCAACTCGCTGCGTGAAAAGCAGAGGGAGGGCGACTTTGGAGGGATGGATTTAGTGCATCCGGAGCACTCGCAGCGTGCGTTGCAGTACCCCGGCGTGAGGGCGCTGATCAGGGCGTTTCCGCTCGCGCTCCTGCGGACGGTGGCCTCGCTCCCCTCGTGGTGGCGAGGCGCGGACTCAAGAGTTCCGGCCAATTCCACCCCTACGACAGTCCCAACCAAGACCCCCTGAGAGTGTGAACGGAGTCTCGAATTCGCCGTTGACGGCCAGAGGCGTGATGGGCGACTTGATCGTGAGCGGGCGAGAGTAGCTCAGTTGGTAGAGCTTTAGCCTTCCAAGCTAAATGTCGCGGGTTCGAACCCCGTCTCTCGCTCCACTGAAATCACAAGACTTACAACGCCTCAGTACGCCCTCCGCAAATCAGTAGTGTGCCCTGCTTTCGTCCCGTAAGTCCAATAAACTGCCGAAGTTTCGGGAAGCGCTGGGCACACGGATTTCCCCTAGAAGCTCACCCACCTAGAGGCCGCAGTTGACCATTGGAGGGTGACTCCGCCCAGTGTCGACAGGACGATGCTCGTCTGAGCGTCGTCTATGATGTCACTGCCGGCACGCTGAACAGTGACGGTGTTCGTGGCGTCGATCACCCGGACCCGGACCGTGTGCCCGTCCTGGACGGCTCCCGAGGCGGGGAGCGTCAGAACGATGGCGCCGGACCCAGCATTGGCGACGACGGTGCCGTCCGTGGCCGCGATGGCCCCCGTCGTCGAGACGGCGCGTGTCAGAAGCTGGTTCAAGACGCGGTCGGTCCTGGTGAAGTTGTCGTTGATGAGAGCGCGCCAGGTGGTGGCACCGATCTCGACGGTGTTCGATCCGTTGGTGAGGACTGCCATGGTGGTGCTCTCCTGTCAGATGGTGATCTGCGCCGCGCCCGAGTCGCGACCATTCAGCCTGCAGATGATGGTGTAGGTTCGCACCGGCGGGGAGCCGCCGATGGTGAGCGATGGGAAGTCCGTCTCGACGGGTCCGAAGCCACCCGTCCCGGTGATGACAAACGTCCCCTCCGGCTCGTCGTCGAAGGGTGCCGTGTTGTCGATGTTCCACTCGCAAGCGCCGCGGTGCCGCCGGCGAGCGACCCATGTCAGGTTGACGTCGGGGCCGACGATTTCACCCTTGGGGTGAACGGGCGAGTACGGCGTCTCGGGGCGGTACCCGTAAGCCATGGACGTGATCGAGCTCGCGCCGGTCGCGTACCGGTTTCCACAGCGGAGCGCGATCGAGAGCGTGGCGAGATTGAGCCCGCCGACGCCGACGACACCATCGCGCGCCGTGCCCGGTCTTGGGAGAAACCAGACGCGAGCTCCGGCCACGTGATTGAGACGCGGAGTCCCACCAAGCCCGCGGATGATCTCAGAGGCCTGGAAGGATCCGCCGCCGAGATCCACAAGGTCCCTGATGGCGACGAGCTCCCAGTTGTCTCCCCCGCTGTCGATCAGTGCCACGCGTCCCATGCGCTGCCACGCGCCCTCCGTGAGCGCGTGCGCCGCGACTTCGAGCGCGCCCGTAACGACGAAGCCGACCGAGCGGTCGACCTCCCCGGCCGTTGACGGGTAGCCGCTCGCGTCGAGGACGGCCGTCGGCACGACCTGGAACTGCCCGCGAATGTCGTCCCCCGTGAGGACCTGATAGCGATCTGCGAATTGCGTCGCCGGTGGAGAGGCGAGCGCGCAGACCGAAGTCGAGAGAGCGAACTCCGGGATGGAGTCACGTACGAAGACGAAGGCCGGTGGCTCGGTGAGCGTGTAGTCCTGCCCGATAAAGTCGCTCGCCGGGAGCGGAGGGTCCTCGAAGTTGTCGAGGCCATAGACGTCCTCGACCGCCTCGACCGTGATCGTCTGATTCCTGTCGCCGTCGCCCGAAATAGCGAGGATACGCACGATGGTATTGATCCCCATTTCGGAATCGGTAAGCCGAACGGGGTCGCCGGGATTGAGCGCCGGCCAGTCGAGGCGCGAGAGCTCGAACTTGTAGACCGAGAGAGGGTAGAAGAGACGCCGAAGCATTCGGGCCATCACGCGCTTGGCCGCGTCCTCGTTCCCGAGCCACGTTAGGTCGACGCTCTCGACCTTCGCGTATGCGACCGCGTTCCGGGCCGCAGAGTTGACGATAAGCCGCTTCACGGGCTTCCAGGTCCGTCGGCTCATATACTCGAACGCGACCGCCGTCGGGAGGTCCTCCCACGTCCGGAGCGTTCGGACGAGGCCTCGCGTGTGCTCATCCGTGATAACCGAGATGGCACCCGGGTCGTAGTCGCCGCGAATGAGCTTGTAGGTCCACTGTCCCGTCGACGCGCTCCGGAAGACGACCGCGTCGGCGTAGCGATTGAGCTCTGTCATCCATTCGGAGATGAGGCGAGGCCTCTCCATCGAGAAGGCTAGGCCGATGCCCTCGGTCTTGAGCGCTGCCGCTGCCGCCTCGAAGCTCGCCTGATTGATTTCCCCAGTCGAGACCTCCGCGAGCTTCGAGAGAACGTAGTGCGCGACGAGCGCAGGGTTCGCGTCGCCGTCGATGCTCTCGTCGGCCGTACCAAAGCCGAGGCCGAGCGTTGTGCGCCGGACGACAAAGGAAACCGCCGGAGCTGAAGTCGCGTTATCGCCGAGGAAGGCCGACTCGAAGAAGACGAGCGACGTCCCGAGGTACGGAATCTCACCGCCACCGGCCTGCGCGACGTGAGCTCCCGACGTCTGCGTCCCGTTGAAATAGAGCGCCGTGCTATCCTCGCCGCCGGAGCCGTTCGCCTGCGCCGCTTGTCCGACCCGGACGGAGGCAGAGGAGCCGTTCGTCGTAAGGCTCCCGGACCAGCGCCGAGCGTTCTGAACGTGAATCTCGCGTAGCGAGTCGGTTCGCCCGCCGACGGAGTAGAGCATCGGCAGATAGACCTTGTAACCGGCGAGGACCTCCTCGGAGCCGCCGTCCTTCTTTCCGCCTCCGCCGCCGGAGACTTTCACGTAGAAAGGCTCGTCCTCGACGCGCCCCTGCCAGATAAGGTTCGGCTGGATCTTGACCGTCCCGAAGACTTCCGGCCGGAGCCTCGCCTCGTCGGCCGATGGGTATGAGAACTCACCGAAAGCCGACTCGTCCGGGCCTTCGTTCGAGGCCTTCGGTCGCATTAGGAAATAGCTTGCGACGGCCGTCAGGATAAGGACGGCGACCATGATGGCGATCCAAGCGATCTGGCCGATTGCGAGCATCGAGAGCATCATTAATCAGCTTCCTTTTCCTCTTCGGGAGACGTCTCGCTTCGTATCCAGTCCATTGCCCAGCCGATCATACCGCGAGCCGCGAAGGTCGAGCCTCGGTAGCCGATTCTGCAATAATCCGTCCCGACGTCGTCGACGAGCGCGATGAGAACGGCCGAGGTCACGCCCTTGCTCCGAAGCGCTTCGAGCGCCTCCGAGATAAGGACGCCGACCTCCTCTGGAGTGAGAGCGTTCTCTCCATAGGTCTCCGTCTTCTCTTCGCTCTCGCTATAGCTCACTATCAGACTCCGTCCGTGACCGGGTTCGTTATCGGGACGAAAGGGTAGCCGCCGAACTTTCCGACGTTCGAGAACTTGTCGCGACAGGTCGCGCGCCGCTTGTCGCATCCGGCATAGAGGCCGAAGACGGTCGTCGACGGCTGGAAGAAGCGGTTATAGAGCCAGACCGTATCGCCGACGTGCTTCGTCACGAAGGCTCGCTCGAAGCCGTTCTCGATGTAGCCCCACGTCCAGTAGCCGTCAGGTTGAAGCGCGATGTCCGGGTGCGATATCGAGAGCCCGTTCGCAGCTACGAGAGCGTCGCCCGTCGGGAAGATCGCCTGATGAGCCGAGCGAGCGACGCCACAGGTCGAGCCGTAGAGCTCGTATGGACAGTCAGGACCCTGCCAATGGCCCGGGGCCTCGCCCTTCGCGACCTGCGAGAGCGATCCGAGGCTGACCTTTAGTCGCCGCTCTCGCTTGTGAGCCTCGATAGCGATCACGCGACCTCGGAAGAGGAGCGTCGCGATAGAGGAGAGAACGTCGACGTTCACCGTGACCGCGCTCGCGCCGTTGCGGAAATAGCTCCACGGTTCATAGTCCCACGTCGTCTCGATATCGAAGCGCTCGTCGCCGAAGTCGCGAGCGAAACGCCCGCGCGTGATGATCTTCCCGAGATACGTCTGCGAGGAGACGACGAGCTGCCTCGCCCTCCCGGAGTGAAAGCGCCAGACGTAGGAGCCAGCCGAGACGCGGTAGAGATTGACGAGAGAGCTCATGGCGTTTCCCCCTGCGCCTCTACGAGGAAGAGCCTCGACTCGCTGACGTCGACGCCTAGAGCGCTTCGGCGTGTTTCGAGATAGTCGGACCCGAAGCGGACAAGGAAGAGGCGACGAAGAGCGTCGCCAGCGAGGACGGCCGTCGCGATTGCCGGGTCGATATTGAGCGCGACGTTCGCCCGCGCGTCGGTCTCGGTCGAGGAGAGGACCTTCCAGCGTTCGCCCGTCCTCGTGTTCTCGACGTGACGCGTGATCGAAAGGAGCCCGAAGATTTCGAGTCTGTTCTTCACCTTGAGCGAAGAGGCCGCAACGCTCGAAGGCTCTGCCGTCTCGAAGTCGTCGACGGAGGAGGCGATCCAGAACGGGAGCGTGCGCCCTTGCTGCTGATCGAAGAAGGTCCGAAGAGCAGCGCGCTCCGCGAGCGAGCGCTGAATAACGCGAACGGAGAAGACCTCCTCCGGTCTCCCGTTGGCGATCTTCTGCCGTATTTGTGAAGGCTCGCCAGCGAACTCGATGTTCGGCTGTAGGCCGTGCTCGAATCGGTCGAGAGGCGTAAGGGAGTAGACCGGAAAGCCGAGATAGGTGGTCATGGCTAGAGCTCCTCGAAGGTCACGTCGAGGTCGCCGTAGCGAGAGCTCGCGTCGCGCCAGTTGGTCCCGCGAGGAAGCGCGCAGGGGATTGCTGGGATACACCATGAGCCGACCGCGAACTGCGCCGCGTCGACGACGTCCGTGAATGTGATCGAGCTCCCGGTTATCGAGGCGATCTGCCTGACGACCGAGAAGGGATTCCTGACGTCGTCGCGAATCAAGGCGACGAAGCCGCCGACGGCGAACTCGCGATCAGTCGTGGAGGCCGAGACCGTCTCCGTCCCGTCGGTCGCGAGGGTAAGCCTCGAAGCGGAGAACCAGAGAGGGACGAGGAAAGCGTAGCGCGCGCCGAAGCGTAGAAGGTTCTCGGCGGCCGCGCGCTCCTCGAATCGGTGCGAGCGTAGAGGGAAGACGACCGTCCTCGGAGGCGTGTCGTTCGTTAGCGTCCCGCGCCGCTCCGTCCCGGAGTCCGAACGGAAGACGTCTGTCGACCACTCTCGACCTTCGGCATAGCCGGAGTCGCGAGGACGGAACGGGAAGACGACCCCGCGAAAGCCCGTGATCGTCTGCTCGACGTTCTCCGACCCGAACTGATACTCGAAGCGCGAGTCGATAGAGGCCGGACCCTCGCGAATGATCAGGTATGAGTGAACGTTGTCCTGTCTCCCCGGAATAACCTGCCCCTCTGCGATCCCGGAGAGGATAATGCCGACAGGGTTCAGGACGTCGATCACGAGGAGCGTGGCGTCCGCCTCGCGGTTGTTCCAGATCAAGCCGCTGCGAGAGATATCGTCCGTGACGAGGCCGAGCTCGTAGCGGGCCGGTGCGATGAGAATCTTCCCGTCGATTTCGTACCAGTGTTCATAGTCCTCCAACAGCCAGGCCGGGAAGACCTCCTCTCGAACAGGGAAGACGCCGTCGACGTAAGTCGCTCCGGCGAGGAGAGCGTCGGAGACGAAAGCGTCGCGCGGAGGCGCTGCGACCGGAGGCGAGAACGTCCCGGAGCTAGGCGTCGCGACCGGTTCCGTCTCGTAGG